GCCGTTCATCTCCACGCACAGGTCGTCGAGGTCGTGGATCGCGCCCAGGTAGGCGCCCGAGCGCTCGGCGATCTGGGTCAGGAGGTTCCAGGCTTTGTCCCGGGCATAGCCGTCGTGGAGCACAGGAAGGTATTCGGTCACCGCCTGGTCGGAGAGGTTCTCCCCGTAGTAACTGACCTTGACCATCTCCTTCCCCGAGGCCTTGCTGATGTGCCGGCGCCAGACCCAACCCCTAAGCTTCCGCTGCTTACGCCCGGCGCCCATGATGTCCTCATCGCCCAGGGCCCAGTTCGGATCCTTCTCCTCGCGCTCTTTTTCCGGGTACTCATAGCCGCAGTGCGGGCAGGTCTTGCTGGCGGCGCCCATGATCTCGTCACACTCGGGGCAGGTCTTCGTGGGCTTCCCGCCGCCGCCGCCCTTCCTGTTCGGCTCCACGGCGGTGATGGGGCCGTGGTTGGCCACGTTGCCGGCGAAGTCCAGGACCAAGCAATCCTCCTTCCCCTCGGCCACGCGCATGCCGCGGCCCACCATCTGGACGTATAGGGTGGGCGACATGGTCGGGCGCAGGAGGGCGACGATGTCGACCCCCGGGGCATCGAAGCCCGTGGTCAGGACGTTGGCGTTGGTCACGAAGCGCAGCTCGCCACTGCGGAAGAGCTCGATGATCCTCGCCCGGGTCTCTGGCGGGGTGGTGCCGACGATCGTGCCCACGCGCTGCCCGAGCTCGTTGAACATATCGGCGACGCTGTGGGCATGCTCGACCCCGGCGCAGAAGACGATGACCGACTTCCGGCCCGTGGCGTCGGCGATCTTGAGGATCTCCCTCACGGCCTCGTAGTTGTTCAGGTCGGTGTTGACCCGGGCCTCCAGCTCCTTGGCGTTGTACTCGCCGGCGGTCTTCTTCACCCCGGTGACGTCGAGCTTGAGCTCGGTGGCCTTGCTCCGGAGCGGGGCCAGGAACCCGTCGTGGACCAGGCCCTCGATCGTCGTGGGCCGGAGGATGTCGTGGAACAGGGCGTGCTTACCCTCGGTCAGGTAGCCCTGGCCGAGGCGGTAGGGCGTCGCCGTGAGCCCGATGACGCGCAGGGCCGGGTTGATCTCGGCCAGGGCCCCCAGGAGCTTCCTGTAGCCGCCTTGGCGGGCGTTGTTGATGAGGTGGCAGTTATGAACCGCTACACCCCCAGCGAAGTAAGAAGGGTGCCCACTGACTTGAAGGTTGAATACAACCTCAGCGCTTCCTCGTTGGAGATGCGTAACACTCTCCACCCTAACCGAACTAAGCACTCCACCTTCTTCGTGTCCTGGGCCTTCCTCTCCAGCGACGAGTGGCTGCCCCCGTCCAGCTCTATCGCCAGCATCATTTCCGGGTTCGCAATGTCCACCTTGTAAGCGTTCGGATACACCCCGTTCCGATGACCAGCATTCGTTTTGATCGGGTGCTCCGCTACCCACCCGTCTCCCAGAGCATGCAGTAGCGCCAACTGAGGCAAGGGCAGCAATCGCCCATTCCCGCCGCGCCTGATAGGTCTGTGCTTGATTTCCTTCAAGCGTTTGCTGATTTTTTGTCTGGCCTGGGCGTCTAGCGCCGTGGGGCTGAATCTCTTCGCACACCTGACCGAGCAGAATTTCTGCCTCTCCCAGAGTTGCTCCGACATTGTTGACTTGATACTCCCAGCCTCGTCGTACTTGATCCAAGGCTTGAACGTCTCGCCACAGCCCGAGCATGTCTTCGACACTGAAAAGATCCTCTCCCTCCGCCAGTTCCTTCGCCTTTTTCCAGCCTGATCGGGTGAAGAATGGGTGGCTCCCAGTACATTTGATTGACTGTCCATTGGATAACCTCAGCAAGTAAAGATCATCAGCAGGCTTGGCCGATATCGCCTCGACCTCACCTACCCCGGCTTGATTATACACATAGTCTCCGCATCTCACCTGGTCAATTCTTTTTGGTCCGGAGGGCGTTGAGATCAACGTCTCCCCGGTGAAGCATTCGTCGATAACCACCAGGTCAATGTGCCCCAGGTCGTCCGCACGGTCGCGCACGGACTGGATCCCGGCGAAGGTGATGGCGTCGATATCCCGCTGCTTCAGGCCCGCGCTGTAAATCCCCATGGGGGCGTCGGGCCAGACCAGGCGCAGCTTCTCGGCGTTCTGCTCGATGAGCTCCTTCTGGTGCGTGAGCATGAGCACCCGGGTCTCGGGCCAGTTGTCGAGCGCGTCTCGGCACAGCTGGGCCACGATCCAGCTTTTGCCGGATCCGGTCGGGAGCTCCAGGATCGGGTTCCCCGAGGGGTTATCCCGGAACCATTGATAGAGTAAATCGATTGCGAACTTTTGATAGTTTCTAAGCATCAACGGTGCTCCTTGTGCAGGTCCTCGATCTGCCAATACTCGTCGCAGCCCACGCGCTGGAAGTCGGTCGGGATCTCCTGGTTGCCGTGCATGTTGCACAGCCAGGTCGAGCCCTCGGTGGGCACAACGTGGGCACAGGTGCGGCAGTTGCGCTCGGGCTCGGCATCGCCGTGGCAGAAGGCGTGGCCCGCGCACATCTTGCACAGCCAGTGCGTCGGATCCTTCGACAGGGGCGGCGGCATGCGCTCGGAGAGGGCGATGCGCTTCCCCTTCTCGACCAGGGCCTGGGCCGCGTCCGCATCGAGACGCACGCGCTCGGCATAGAGCCGGTCGTCGTCCTTGCAGATCGCGATGTAAAGCGCGCGGTCGATGCCGAGGCCCAGCATGTAGACCTGCATCTGGGCCCAGTGCTGGGGCTTCGATTCCTGCACGCCCTTCTTCTCCAGGGCGTTGAACGAGGCCTTGTTGTGGGTCTTGAACTCGGCGACGTGGCGCTTCTTCTCGGCCCCGGGCACGCCCTCCCGGATCACGCCGTCGGCGGATCCGGAGACGTGGCAGCCGAACTTCACCCGCGCCTGGGTGCTCTCGAACTGGATCCCGATGGCCTCCAGGTCGGCGATGATCGTGTCCTCCTCCATCTGCCCGCGGCGGAACAGCCTGAGCATGCGCCCCGAAAAACGCTCGGCGATGGCCCAACGGAAGTTGAGCCAAAGCCAGCGTTCACAGTGATGCCCGAGCTGAGACGCCCCCAGGTGGGGCCGAGGCCCCTCCTGCAGCGACTCGTGGTGCTTGTCCACGAGCGCTGCGATGGTGTGTTGCGGGGGCGGGATCTTCATGCCCGCTGGGCCCAGGGCGGAGCCGAGCCGGCTGCCGGGGCAGGGGCTGCGGCGGGTTGGGGTGCAGGTGCGGAAGGCGCGGCGACTGCCGGTGCGGCGCCGCCAGCCAGGGCCTTGAAGCCCTTGACGTCGTTGCTGTCGCCGTACTTCTCCGATCGCTGGATTGAAACCTTGATCGACAGGCGCCCGCCGACCAGCTGGTCAGTGTCCTGGACCACGCCCAGGCCAATGGAGCGCATGAGCTCGCCTAGCTGCTGGCGACCAATCTCTTCCGCCTTGGGGTTGGGGTTGCTCACGTTAAGGTTCCCGTAGATCACGCGACCGCCATGGGTCGGGCCGGTGACGTCGTAGCGCACGGCGATATATTGCCCCGTGCCTGCATTGGTGGTGCGCAGCTCGGCGCCCTTGATCTCGGCCTCATACCACCCAGCGGGGATGGGGTCGTAGCTGCGGTCAGACTGGGGCAGCTCTGCTGCGGAAAAAGCCTGCGGTAGTTGTGCCATGTTTAAAGCTCCTCGATGGAAAAGGACGGACGTCCAGGTTTGGTGGTGATAGCCCCGGACAGGGGCAGGGTGATGCTCGCGTCGGCCTGGCTCCAGGCCTTCACGTTGAGCTCCGGCTTCCAGCGGAAGAGGGAGCCCAGGTGCTCGGTCACGCCGTGCTCGGCCGCGATCTCCTGCAGGAGGTCGGCGTCGATGCGGCGGTTCAGGCGCTCGGTCACGCGGATCTTGTGCTTAGCGGTCGCCCGGGTGCCCTGGGCGTCGCCATTGCCCGAGGCGTTGGCGAGGAGCTCGTGGAGCTCATCCTCCAGGCCGCGGCGCTTGGCGACAGCCAGGGCCTCTTCTTCCTTCGCGCGCAGCCAGTCTGCGCACAGCTTGTCGATGTCGCTCATCGGGCGAACTCCTTCTCGGTCTCCTTGCGCACGATGACCATCATGCGTCCGACCTCAAAGGAGGTTTGAGCGATGCGGTACGCCCAGTCCCGCGGGGACTCTTGCCAGGCTGTAAACGCGACTTTCTCGACCAGCGCCTGCATGGCCATGCCGGCGTAGTGGGCACGGAGCTCTTCATCGGTTGGGATCATTGGCTGTCCTCCTTGTCCTTTCTTTCCTCTAGCACCCGTGCCTCGCGCTCCATGGCATCGTGCTGCAAGGCCTCGCGCTTCATGGCGTCAGCCATGCGGTAGGCGCGAAAGGCCAAGTGAGACATTGCCGACTCATCCTGAGTGGTATAAGGATGGCTCGACAGAAGAGCCGCCATCGCGGCGGTGGCGAATTGGTCGCGGCGGTTCATTTGGCTACCTCCTTCCTCGGGTCGTCGCCGTTGGCGAAGCGGGTGTACCAAGCGGCCTTCGCCAGGTCCTCTTCAGGCTTGCCCTTGTAGTTGTGGCGCCAGATATATTTGAAGGCATTGATCCTGGCGTAGGTGCGAACGGCCTCGTCGCCGAAGACCTGGACCATGGCGTCGATGCACTCGATGCCGCCGGTGCGGTAGTGGTCCGGGCTGTTGACCGGGTCGGTGGCGCTAGTGTGCTTGATAGGCACGCGCTTGCTCTTGACGTTAACG